TGCGGCGCGGTCCATTTCCATATCGCCGTAAGTCAATCCTGTCTGATAGTTGTAGACGTTTCTGCTTTCCCAAGTCATGTTGACGCCGGACATAGCGCCAGCGTTGAAATCGTCGTAACTGTCAACTTGACCGACATGTTCGACGACAGGATACATGATCGTCTGATCAGTGTAGCTGCCCTTACGAACTTCCGGGAAAATTTCGGTTGCCGCCATCGGTGACAACAGAACCCGCAATAGCTGCGGATCGATAAACGTCGTCAGGATAGCGGGAATCGCGGCGTTCGGCGTGCTGACCAGCGTTGGCTGGGCGTCCGCCGCAAGACGCGGACCCGCGAGGCGATAGTCGGATTTCCATTCTTCGGGCAGCATATCTACGGCCCCAGGGAAATAAACGCCCAAATCCTCTAGGCGTTGAAAGTTTTGATGACGACGCATGGTTTTTACCCCAGAGCTTGAGCGGACATGATCACGAGTTCACCGGGTGCCCCGGCGCTGGTCGCGATCCACTTGGTTTCGGTGCCGGAATTGACGCCCATGACTTGCCCGACACTGACCGCAGTTTGATAACCATTGGTCAGGTACGTGCCTGCGCCACCAAGGCCGGTCAGATTGGCGTTGGTCGCGCCGGTTGCGTTGATCTGCTGCGCATTGACGCTAGCGCCCGTAATAGTGTCGTATGCCGCCCAAACACCCGTCGAGCTACTATCGACCGTCAGCAACATGGCGTTGGTCGCGGTCACCGTGCTCGCCGTTGCAGCCGACACGGCAGGCGCGCTCACCCAATAGGTGCCAGCCCCGCCAGCCGTTGCGGTGCCGTAATCCAGAATCATGGTGCCGGTTGGGATGTTGGTACCACTGATCGTCATGCCAAGCGCGAACACGCCGCTGGTGTTGGCACCCGTCAGGGTAAGACCACCGCCAGACACCGCGATCGCGGTTGATGTCACGACCTGACTAATGTTGATCGAGTAAACGCCAACTCCGCCGCGAGTACCAGAAACGAACGACGTGATTACGGTATTGGCGGCGACGATGCCCGTAAGGGTGGTGCCGCCAGACAGGACCGCGCCAACACCGACGACCGAACCGGCGCCAACCGCCGTAACGGTAAGAATGGTGCCGGAAATCGAGCCGGTGCATGTGTTGGCAACAGGCAATGCCCCGCCCGTCCCGGCAGACACGATCTTGATCAGCGTCGCCCCGGTTGCGCTAGCGCTGGTGGGGGGCGTCGCGGTAGCGTTGAACGTGACCTGACCAGTGCTGTTGTTGGCGTATGCCTTCATCCCGACCGTCACCGAATTCGATCCGGCGTTAGTAACCCAGAAATCGGCCGAACTGAACGCGGTCGCAGGGAAGCCGGGAAGAATCGCGAAGCCACTGTCAGAGCCGGGTTGCGGGAACGTGCCTTGCAGCGTGTTGGCGACGAACCCGGTAGGGGCGCCATTGCCATAGCTGGTTAAGACCGTATTGGTCGCGGCGTCGGCCCAAGCGAATGCGCCAATCGTCAGGCCGAGTGGGCCAGCGACGAAACCGCCTTGCGTTGATGGCACCGACTGCCGAGGGTTCCGAGTAGCAAAATCCCCCGTTACACCGGGGGCTTGCTGGACATTAACTTGCCGTGGAAACATTTTGTCAAATCCTTACTTCAGGACGCGGATGCGAGACCCGCCGAATTCTTTGTCGAAATCTACGGCACCCTTGGCGCTAAGAGCATCCATGGCGCCGGTATGGGAGACGCGATCTTGCGTCGCGGCCACGCCGCGCGCCGTCAGGATCGCCTTGAAAGCCGGAAGGCCAGTCACACCTGCGATATCGACCCCCATGGTTTCGAGCGCAGATCGGTAGACACCCTCCGCGCTGTCGTAAGCGACGGCCAGATTTCCGACATACGGCCTTACGGCGTTCTCGGCAGTGGCGATGTCCCGCAACCGGGCGATCGTTGCGGTTTCCGTTTCGGATCGTGCCCGCGCGACAGCCGCCGCGATGGCCGTATCCATGGCGGGTTTGCCAATAGCTGGCTTGTCACTCTTCACAGGATCAGGGTCCTTGGCTTTGGCGGGAAGTGCTGGCGGGACCGGCGTCGGAAGCGGAGTATCCTTGGCGGGCTTCTTTTCGGGGCCGAACCTTTTGCAGAGCGCCATATACAGCGCGCGCCAAGCGTCGTCTTCCGGCTCTTCGTCGGTGGCGTTGGCCTCTTCGTCGCGCTCCCCGTCAGGGGCCGGAGTGTCCACATCATCGTCCGAGGTAACCGTGCCGTCATCCTCGTCAAGAGTGTCGAGTAAGGAGACGACATCTTCCGGTTTAGCGTCTTGCGCGAGCTTGCCCGCGAGATTCTTGATTAGCCATTCGGCGATTACCGGCTTCTTCGCTTCCCAGGTCGTCGCGGAAACGCCGGATAGAACCGGCGTTAAATCAATCTTTTGATCTTGTGCCAAGCGCGGGCAAATGGCGGCCATTAGGACCCCCTTAAGCATCGCACTTTTTTGGTTGAGGGCCTTCGGCATTGCTGCATTCTCCAATCCTAGTTGACTGTCCCCGACAATAACGTCGGACCCGGCGCGACCTTCGGGAACAAGAGCAACATGGTTCGCGCGGATATCTCGCATAACGCCATCGTATTTCATGCCACGATAACTGCCCGGCGTCATGTCTGGCGTGTAGTGGTAGGCGCACGAAATTTCTCGTTGATCCCCATTTTCAACGCCGTCGATCGCATCTTTCACCCAAATCACTAGTGAATTCGTCAAATATGGCGCGGAAAATTTGGCATCGCTACCAGTGGCCCCTACTACCAAATCGGGTTGGTGATTATCTGCCGTAACGAAAACGTGACCCAATAGCAGGGGAACATTGTTGAAGGTTGGCGCGGCCTTGGCCAATTCGTCAGGGCTGCGCAGCAGTTGGTAGATGCGTTGCGGATCAAGCCCGCTTTCTTGCCAGCCGGGGATCTCATTGCCACGGTATGGGCAGATATTGGCCTTGCTGATATTGGCGACCGCGACATGCAGACGGCCATCCTCGTCATAGCTACGAACCGATGTGCGGTCCATCGCGAGCCTGTCGCGTGATTTTGATGCCGACAGGATCACGTGGCGCGTCATATGCTTTGGTTCCTTGTCGCCAACCCACCCGCTCGCCCGGATCGCTGCTTCCTGTCGTTCTGCATCCGCACGGGTAGCGTAGCACTTGCCGTGATTACCCCATTGATAGCCGGATTTTCCATTGGGGAGTTTGCATGAATGGATTGGCATTAGTCAAATCCAGGGAGAATTATGCCCGCTACACAACCGCAATTTATAAGCTCCCCAGGGAAGATGTTACGTCCCTCAGCAGGGTCATACCAACCATCTTTTACTTTGTATCTTTTCCGGTCATTTGCCAAATGCGTCGGCCTCGGCTTGTTTCCGCCATGGCAGTGCATCCACACGGCTTCTTCGATCCCGTTTTTCACCCATCGGGCACGGAGGATAGCGGCATTTGCCTTGCTGTTCTGGTCCCTGCTGATCAGTGCCGCTCTCTGCCTCGTAAGACCGTAACGCGCTACAAGCTCGTTCACCAAGAACGCATGGTCGCCCCCGCGCGCTACGGACTCCATGACGAGACCTTCGACATCTTTCAAATGTTGCGGTGCAATGGATTTGATCAATCTGACATTATCGCCGATTACCGTACGAAGAACTTCTTTTGCGTCTTCGTCGAGCCTGAACTTGATCGTCCATCCGGCTTTTTTCAGGCTGGCCATAAGCGCGCCGTCCGCCCGGTTCGTCACGGCTGTCGCAAAGTGTTTCGCGATCGCTGGGGCGGCTTCGTCAAAATTCTTTATCCACTGTTTGCTAAGTTCTTCGAAATGCTGTTGCAGTGCCTCTGCGACACCGCCTTCTTCGAATGTCCCCTGTTTGCCAAGTTCTTCGAAATACTGTTGCATTGCCGTTGCGGCGCCGTATTCTTTGATCGTCACATCCTGCGCCATCGCTGGCGGGTTTGTTCTGTATATCGCCGCAACATGGCATAATATAGAGCGGTGCATAGCCTTGATAATGGCTTCAAGTTTCCGCTGGTATGCGATCTCAATGGCAACACTGGGATGAATCGGTGCGAGAATCTGCTGCTTGCCGGTAAGGGAGACAAGCTGTTTTGTCGCCATTATGCGGTAAAGCCCTGCGCTGTCACATATGTTAGCGTTGCCGTGGTGTTGACCGTCAGCGTAATCGCAGAATACATCCCGGATAACGACATTAGCGGCGTCGGGAATACCAAGTCATCCGCCGTCAGCATCGTTGCGGCTACGTAGCCCCGCCAGAGGACTACAGCCGCACCATCCTGGATGACAACTTCAGACGCGACGGCATTGCAGCCTTTGATTTGCAGTGCCGTGATGTAGTTGCGAACTCCGGCCCCCGCCGCAGCAACAAGTGTCACGGGTGCCGTCGTAATGATCCCCCCGGTTGGCGCCGCATAGTGCCAGTTGGCAGACGCCACGCTGTATGGCGTTACCACGCCAATGTTTGATGTGCCGGCAGTGAGTCCAACCGTTCCGATGGTGATCGGCAGCGGGTTCGTCGCGCTGGCGACCTGAAGGACACCGTTAGCGTCAAGGGCGCCTATCGCCACTGTTGGCGCAGCCTGTCCGAGAACAGAGGTAACGTAAAGCGGTTGAGCAGTCATTCCCGAAAATCCTTACGCCGATACTGCCCAAAGGGGAAACGCATAGGTCGTGCCATTATCCGTGATCATTGCTCATAATACTCTTCTGGCTCGTTTGTGGCGAGCGCGTCGCCCAAGTCAAGCCCGGCATGGGGGCTATTTTCATCCGCCGCGATCCGGATCCGGACTTCCATGGTTGACAGAACCCCATGATCCATTAATATACAATCGGTTTCCGCTTCAGTCTTCCGCGCTGTAGCCGACTCGATGGCATCCAACGACCATAACGGTTCCCAGACGAAAGTGATTTCCTTGTCAACCTCACCGAATAACGACAACTGAATCAGGTTGATGATCTTCGATAAGTGGGCGGTATAAATTGCTTCCTGCATCGATTCAATATTGTCGTAATAGCTGCGAATTTCGCCGTCACTACTGGCATTCAGGCCGGAGGGCGATATCCCCAACAACTTGATCAACGGAATCCGGCACACCGAAGCCATATGCTCTTGTGCTTGGCTCTGCAAGCGATCGAGGCCAGCGATTGGCGCGGAGATATTAGAGAGAGATTCGGTCTCTCTATTGACAACCATTGCGCCTTGATTGTCGCGCAACACGTTGAAAAACTGAACTCTTCGCTCTAAGTCTGCCCCGCTATTTGTAGTCAAAAAAGTACTTAAATCTGTTGCCAGAACCATGACGCTGAAATTAGAAACCAGATTTGTCACGCTTTGACGAGTGCGGATCCAGTTATCCACATAAGGCTTCATGATCTGCGGCAAGGCTAGCCCGCCGAAGGCATACGCGGGCTTCAGCATATCGGATACTGGCCTCGGTACTATTGTCATGATCCGGCTAGCATGAATTTCCTTACCCAGGACGAACCATGTTTCTGGCTTGAAGAAATGCGGGTGCAGCGGATCGTTCGTGTTGTACCGATTAGGATAGGTCCACATGGGTTCGATGATGCGCAGTGCTCTCAACGCGCCTAGACCGACCTTCGCAGGCGATTCCACCAAAGGCATCAACAATTCGTCGGGGTCGTCACCGTCCCCCGTGTCGATATAGATTTGTGCGCGGCCGAACCCGTCGCCCTGCCATGCCGCCGCCCGGACGATCTGTTGCACCCCCAGGCGCTTCATTTCTGCCTCAATTGCCGCGAGTTTGTCGCTTTTGTTCTCGCTATCCCCGGTGCATTGGAGCTTGATCCATTTACGGGTCATGTCTTGCGAGAGCATGTCGCAGGCGTTGCGGTATTCAGCTAGTTGCAGTAACTCCGCCAGATAGGGATAGCCCATGAACCCCCTACCCTCGTCAGCCATCCCAAGAGACGCATACCCCGCCGAGGCGTATGCCATGTCAAACTGAGACGGCATAGCGGAATCAGTAGCGATGGTCACGCCTGGGGGAATTACACCGGGTCCGGCAATCGCTGGCGCGAACGGCGATCTCCGCATAGCCAGCGGCGGCACAGCGTTGGCCGCGTCATAGTTCCATGTCTGTTTAGTAGGCGCAACGGGCGTCTGCACCGGCGGTATCGGATGAGACAAATGCCGCCAGAATCGCAAATCAACCATAACGCTTCCTTGTCCCGAACCGCGCCATTACCTCCTCCGTAATTCGAAGAGGCTCACTCACCGGGGCAAAGGTCATCACCATTGCGTCGGCCAAATTAGGTGACGGAACGTCCCGCTTGGCCAAGTCTTTCTTGCTTTCGACTTTCACCCGGCCGTTGGCGTCGTAATCGCGTTTCGGTGTAGCCAATTCGTCAATCAGCATGTTGAGATTGGGCAGAGCACTTGACAGACTGATCAACTTGTCATCGGGGAACTTGTCCCCATTACGCACCGCGTTGAAGGTATTCCGGAATCGATCCGCCAACAACCACCAAGCCTGTGCTTTGATGTTGAGGAACATGTCGCTGTTTTTCGTGCTGCCACTGTAAATCCGGTCAGGCTGCCAAATACTGCCCCCAGCGTTGAACTTTTCGTATATGACGCGATCAGGATCCCCTGTGCTGGCGTTTAACTCCGCGAGCTTTGCCCCTACACTCGCTCCAACGCCGATACTGTCATAGGTCACGTTGGCGTGATGCAATTTGGCGGCCTTAAAAACACGTGTGCAGGATTTCAGCAATTCGTCTTCGCCTGCTTGCCATAGATCCGACCAAATGACGACGGATCCGTGAGCGTAAACTAGTGCGCATTTGTCGGGACCGGAGTCTGCAACATCGAACCCGATGCGCTTTCGGCCAGTCGGTTTGAACCCCAGTTTCAAGTGAGAGTCAATTGCCGCCATAATCCAGGAACGCTTAATGATGACGCTTTCATCGTCCTGTTTTGGCACTCCAAGATAAACGTGCTCGTAATCTAAATAGTTTTCTGCTTTCAGGGCGTCAATAGTGCGGATGATTTTTTCAGAAAGGAACGGGTTTTCTAGGTAGTTTATCTTCCGCACTATTGCATTTGGCGGGGGATGGAGCACAAACCTTTTATACACAAAATCGTTTGCCAAGCGCGGGTTAAAAAGGATCCAGATTTGAGAATTCTCTTTTCGTATTGTAGGCTCAAGAACGTGCCACTGTTCTTCTGTCAGATTGTGTGCTTCTTCGATCCACAATATATCGATACCCTCCATTGATTTTACTTCATCAATGGAACGCCACAAACCGTAAAAGAGAAATTCGGATCCCGTGTACTTCGCGATGATCTTGTCACGTTGAATTTCGAAATGTTCTTGCAATCCGAACCGTTCAATTTGGAACTTTAGAAGCGTATAAACCGAATCGGCGATTTTATTCTGAAACTGACGAGTACATAGAACACGTATGCGAAAATTATGGGCCAAAAAAACAGCAAAGCCAGCAGCGTCCCAGGATTTGCTAGATACACGGCCACCATATAGCACTCGGATATCAGCTTTTTGCAGCCAGAAATCACGCAGCGCTGGGTTTAGTGTTGGTTCCCCTGCCACAATGTTGCGTCCGTGAGCTATTTATTGCGATTTTCCCGCAACGCATCGACCAAATCATCCAATTTGATCCAAAACAAAGCGAGAACCGCACCAAAAACCAAGCCTTCTTGGTTGAGGACGATCCAATCCCAAACGGCGGTCATTTTTTTGACCCATAAAACCGGCCGAGACCTGACGTTTGCGGAATCTGTGCCACGGCAATGGAATCCTTGTTTGCCGCGAGCAACCCCATACCGATCTGAGCCGCGCCATTGGCGCCAGCGGTTAACGTCATCGCCATCTTTAGATTGTCGGTATTCGCGTCCGCGTCAACCGTGCCATCGGTGCGGATCCTGCCAACCTGTTCGTGCGCCAGAGTCGCTAATCGTTGCGCGGTTTGACTACCAACGCGCGCGGCACTGGCAAGGTGGCACGAGATTGCCTTTAGTTCATCCGCCAACTGCCTGACCGAAATTTGCTCCGAGACAGGCAACGCCAGCACCGCCGTTTCCGCGTCGGCAAGTTGCTTCGCTACCGTTTTCTGGATGTTTACGCGCTCGGAAAATCGGACGCATACGGCCGCCGGAGACACCCCGAATTCCTTGGCCAAGCTCCTGACGCCTTCCCCAGCCGCACGCCGCATCCCAATTTCGTGCCATTGCTGCGGAGAAAGACTAGAACGCCTACCCATAGTATCTGCTTCCTAATTTGCACGCACAAGTGCGCACGGGTTTAGTTCACGGTTCACCGACCGCAGTTTCACCGCCTCTTGCGAGGCGGCCAGCGCTGCAATCTCCCCATGCGTTGTCGCCGGGCCAAGCCGACCCTACCACAAGTTTTTCAAGCTAAGTCGATCTCCCGGCCGCGCGAGGCATTCGCAATTTCTCCATCGTACCTATCGCCAGTATCACGGCGTTTCTTGGCTGTCAACAAGAATTTTTGAGGTAGTCCAACATTTTTTGACCGCGCCAGATTGCGATGGCGGCCGGGCAAAACCGAAATGCGCTGCAAGCTCGTCCAACGCCGCGCGAAACACTGCCCAGCCGAGCGGCCATTGCGTTTCACCGCTATTTTCCCGCGTGAGGCGTGGCGGTCGGACATCCTCTAGGGTAACTATCGATTCAATCATCGTCAGTGCCAGAAAGCCATGTTGCGCTGACCGGACGATTTTGTTTCGGACAGCAAGCATTTCGCCACTGTTGCGTAGCCAAGAGTCATATTCCCGTTTTAACGTGGCCTCGTCTACCACAGTTGGCGGGTGGCCATGCCCATCGGTATGCAGCGGCACTCGTGCCGGAGCGCACGCCTCGGCTTCCCACCGGCGCCACAGACGCCCCAGCGCTTCCGCTCCTGCGTGTTGCGCTGTCGTTATTTCCCCGCCCAAGAGCATCTGCCCAAGCACAGTACCGGCATATTGGCTGCGGATATCTTGCGCCGTTACCGGGCGAGCAAGCAACGCCTGCCTATGCGCCAGGACAGCCGGAGGGATGATCTGATAGATCGGCTTTGGCTTACCGTTGGGCCATCGCGCGGCGTTCGGTTTCCGTCTGGTACGTCGCAACCGATCCCCCATTGCCAAACGCATAGTGGGAACGATCGGCGCCAAGTGAGTCCCACTAAACCCGACCGTCCCTGAACCCCTATTTGCCCGTTGATGTCCGCGCTGTCAAGCTGTTTTTATGTCCCCTTCCGCGTCAGAGAGGATCGGCAGGCTGCTGGCATGTGTGGGCAGATTATCTTCGCAGTGTCGGAGATAATCCTCGATCTCGGATACCAGATTACGCGGACCGAAAGCCCCGGCGCGGATGCGACAGAGAAGCTCAAATCCTTCGCACGCCATCCGCACGACGCGGGGTGTTGGAATCCTGCCGTTTTCGTACCGCCAGAGAGTGTCACGTGAAAGTCCCAGAAGAACAGCGGCATCGCAACGGAGCATACCGAGATTTTTGCGCCAAGTGGCTATGTAGGTCATTAGAATATCCCCAACAGGATGTATACGATCAGCATGACCAGGAATACTATGGCGCCCGCCATGAGGCAGATGACGATTGTCATTTTCATTCTACCTTGATTACAGAATATTTTTCGGCGATTAACTCCGCGGGGATTATTTCCCGGACGAGAATTGCCAGTTCCCGGCGGATATCTCCCTGCTGGGCGTAAGCGGCGTTGGCGGCGTTGGCGGCGGCGTAAGCGGCGTCTGCGGCGACGTAAGCGGCGTAAGCGGCGACGTCGGCGGCGTCTGCGGCGGCGTAAATGGCGGTGTTGGCTGCGGCGTAAGCGGCGGTGTTGGCTGCGGCGTAAGCGGCGTCGGCGGCGTCGGCGGCGTCTGCGGCGTCTGCGGCGTCTGCGGCGGCGTAAGCGGCGTCTGCGGCGTCTGCGGCGGCGTAAATGGCGTCTGCGGCGGCGTCTGCGGCGTCTGCGGCGTCTGCGGCTGCGGCTTTCTCGGTAGGATTTTCTGCCCAACGCTCCGCTGCCTCGATTGCCGCCAATGGCCGGTTTTCGCCGATCGGTACGTATTTCAGGGCAGTCCGTGCGCACATTGCGGCCGCGCGGACGATCAAGCGGCAATCTACACCCAATACTGCCGCCGCCCACAGCATCCAGTCCGGCCGCTGGCAATTATCCCAGGCTGCCACGGGGTCTGTTTGGTCGTCCAAGTAATCGCGGCCGCCAGGACAGGGATCGTGCGTTTTCAGTGTTTCGAGGATCGTGGTCATTTTCATTCTACCTTGATTACAGAATACTTTTCGGCGATTAACTCCGCGGGGATTATTTCCCGGACGAGAATTGCCAGTTCCCGGCGGATATCTCCCTGCTGGGCGTAAGCGGCGTCGGCGGCGGCGTCGGCGGCGTCTGCGGCGTAAGCGGCGGCGTCGGCGGCGTCTGCGGCGTTGGCTGCGGCGTAAGCGGCGTTGGCTGCGGCGTTGGCTGCGGCGTAAGCGGCGTTGGCGGCGTCTGCGGCGGCGTAAGCGGCGTCTGCGGCGTCTGCGGCGTCTGCGGCGGCGTAAGCGGCGTCTGCGGCGTCTGCGGCTGCAGCTTTCTCGGTAGGATTTTCCGCCCAACGCTCCGCTGCCTCGATTGCCGCCAATGGCCGGTTTTCGCCTGCCGTCACAAATTTTAGGGCAGTCCGTGCGCACATTGCGGTCGCGCGGACGATCAAGCGGCAATCTACACCCAATACTGCCGCCGCCCACAGCATCCAGTCCGGCCGCTGGCAATTATTCCAGGCTGCCACGGGGTCTGTTTGGTCGTCCAAGTAATCGCGGCCGCCAGGACAGGGATTGTGATTTTTCAGTGTTTCAAGGATTGTTGCCATTTTCATTCTACCTTGATTACAGAATACTTTTCGGCGATTAACTCCGCGGGGATTATTTCCCGGACGAGAATTGCCAGTTCCCGGCGGATATCTCCCTGCTGGGCGTAAGCGGCGTCGGCGGCGACGTTGGCGGCGTCGGCGGCGACGTAAACGGCGTAAGCGGCGGCGTCGGCGGCGTCGGCGGCGTTGGCGTTGGCGTTGGCGTAAGCAGCGGCAGCAGCGGCGTAAGCAGCGTAAGTAGCGGCGTAAGCAGCGGCAGCAGCGGCGTAAGCATCGGCGTAAGCAGCGGCAGCAGCGGCGTAAGCAGCGTAAGCAGCTGCTTTGGCGCCGACTCTATTTTCCTCGGTAGGATTTTCTGCCCAACGCTCCGCGGCCTCGATTGCCGCCAATGGCCGGTTTTCGCCTGCCGTCACAAATTTTAGGGCAGTCCGTGCGCACATTGCGGCCGCGCGGACAATCAATCTGCAATCTACACCCAATTTTCCGGCCGCCCACAGCAGCCAGTCCGGCCGTTGGCAATTATTCCAAGCAGCCGTTGGATCTGTTTGGTCGCCCAAGTAATCGCGACCGTCCCGACAGGGATCGTGCGTTTTCAGTGTTTCAAGGATCGTGGTCATTTTTCGTTGCTCCAGGCTGCGACCGTATCGTTAGTCTGTCACGCGGCGAACAAACCCCAAATATTCGCAGTTGCGTTTCACCGCGTCTATCGTTTCTCTATCTGTTACGTCCGTGACGACTGGTATCCTGTCGATCACGCGATAGACGTGGTAGCCAACATCATCGCATTCAGAGGGGAACGGGGCGTCCTCATACCCGTACTCACCGTCGCAGTTGCTTTGGCCGAGTGCGGTCGCGAATTCCAGGTACGTGCCGGTAAAAATTTGGCCGTTTAAGTCGTCGCTGTCGCCAAAAATATAGTCAGAGTAGTTATCGATCAGGATAAAGCGTGCCATTTCTGTACTCACAGGTGGGTATCTCTGTTGCGATGAGAGGATTTATCTAGTATATCAGGCTGTGTCAACGGAAAAACGTCGGGTGGTGCAATGTTTTATTTTTCTGCGATTAGGGCCGCATATTTTTCTGCGATTAGGGCCGCCGGGATTATTTCCCGGACGAGAATTGCCAGTTCGCGATGGATATTTTGCGGTTTGGCGTTGGCGGCGTTGGCGGCGTCTGCGGCGACGTAAGCGGCGTAAGCGGCGGCGTCGGCGGCGTCGGCGGCGTCGGCGGCGTTGGCGGCGTCGTCTGCGGCGGCGTAAGCGGCGACGTAAGCGGCGGCGTTGGCGGCGTAAATGGCGGTGTTGGCTGCGGCGTAAGCGGCGTCTGCGGCGGCGTAAGCGGCGTCTGCGGCGGCGTAAGCAGCGGCAGCAGCGGCGTAAG